TATTATTTAACATTCCATAACATTATACTTACAAAAAGTGGTGTCAATTCTGCAATAATTGTCAAGGGAAACAGCACTGAGCACGGGGGGCGTCAGTCGCTAGTGCGAGAATTGAGAACTAATAATAATAATGTATAATGGGACGTATCGCGATGCTCACTTGTGCGCAAGCAAAGTCTAAGGCAGAATGAGCGGTATTTCATTATGGGGGCATAGCCCCCTATACCCCCTTAAATAAATTTGGGTAGACCGAAGCCTACCCAAATAAATAACAGAAGAACCAAATAATACCGCCAACAATTACGGGGAGATAAATTAAAAGGAAGACAAATCCAATAATAACCATTACTGTCGATGGCGACCATTTTTTAAAATCTATTTTCATAATTCAACCACATAATAGGGTAGACCGAAGCCTACCCTAATAAAAGAGACGTTAAGAATTAATTAGGTATATGCTCAATAGCAGAGCCTATGACCGAAGATAGAGCTATGACCTTAATAACACTTAACAAGAATAACAATAAAAAAACAAAGCCAATAACAACCATAACAGTTGCTGGTGACCACTTATTTAAATCTATATTCATAATTATATATATATAACAATGCAAATATAGAAATAATCAACAAGTAGTCAATAGACATTAACATTAATTAATACCTAATGTAGTAGCAAGAGCTGTCAAGAAACTGATAGCAATCTGTACAGCAATTTTAATTGTAGTTTTCTTCATGTTAAAAAAAATAAAAGTAAAAAAAATCAAAGTCCAGCAGCCATTATAAGAGGTGCAATCTTTCCGAACGCATTTAATCCCGTATTAACATAGTTATTATACACACCATGGCGCAGTGAGAATCGCTGGTCATTCATAAGATGATAATTCTGACGCTGATTCCACAAATTCTGTTTCTTATTGTTAAGGTCCCAATAATTCATAGAAGAACGCGTCTTATTATCAATAGAATTACCATACCTACGGGTACCGGACTCAGCAGCCATAGCATTGTTAAGTCTATTCTGACCAGGCATAAGAGCAGCAGCAGTTCTCGCATTCATAGCAGCAGCAGAGGCACCGACCATGGAGGAACGCGCACTAAGAGCTTGAGAAGCTGCATTTTGATAACCGGTATCAACACGCATCTGACCTTCACGTATTTGGAGGTCTGCAAGCTTAGTAGCGTAAGGGAGCAATAACTCTTTTTGCTTATTATCCAGCTTAAGACCATCAATTTGCTGACGGACATAATTAGTCTGTTCCTCTATATTATTAAAAGTAGCGCCTTTAAGGGCCGTATCTTTCGCAATATTGTCAATCTCACCTTGCAACTTCTGTAACTCGGCAGGCTTCATATTCTTAAGGTCATATTGAGCAGCAGCATTAATCACATTTTGAGAATCAATTTGCGCCCGAAGTTGTTCGGTTGTTAACTCATTCTGTGTACCAAGAGTTTGATTAGTAATTTCCTGGCCACGTGCTTCTGCGTTAGTCTTCCTCACCTGAGCCATAGTCATAGCAGCATTAGCTATGAAAGAAGAGGCATTTTGGAAGCCAGCAGAAAGACCGGAGACGTCAGGAGCCGACACACTACCAGCCTGGGCCTGATTACCATTGCCAACAGCGCCAGCGCCAAGGGCAAGATAAGGATTAATGCCAGCAGCTTCCAACCTAGCACGTTGATTAATAGGTAAATTATACTCATTCTGACTATCAATCAATTTCTGTTGCATAGCGTATTGATGACTAATCGCACGTCTAGCACCATGACCGGAAGCAATACCTCCAAGAACAGAGCCTACAGCACCGATACCGGCACCAATAATAGTGCCGAGACCGGGACTAATAGCAGTACCGGCAGCAGCACCAGCTGCTGCACTTCCCAATAATTCTGACATAACACTATGAATTAGAAGTTACGCTACCACCAGCTTGAGGCTCGGTTGATTGAGGCTCGATAGATTGAGGCTCGGTAGATTGATTACTCACATCATCACCAATACCAAGTTGTTCGGCCACATCAATAAGTGCCTTTCGTAAGGCGCCCATATCAGGTTGCTGCTGGACATAACGAGATGGGAGAGATGCAACCAATTCATCGTCCGTCAAGTCATGAATAGACCTATCTACAGGAAGACGCTGGAGGAATTGCTGAAGTTGCAACAAGACCTCATTAGGAGCTGACTTATCTACAATAGCTGATATAGGATTAAGTCGATGGCCATTAGACAATAGAGGGTTAAGCTTTTCATACTGTTCAGCAGATTGAGGGTCACACGAATAGAACTCATAACCTGGACCGGGTTCAAACGCTTCAATTTCTTTAAGGCGTTCGGAAGAAATAAAACAATTTTTCATATTAACACATATTAAGATTAAAGACGAGGTAAGCCACTAACAGACATATCACGAACTATAGTACAATCGAATTGTGTATCAACTCGGAACGGGTCAGTTTCCTGAGAACCGTCATATTTAACATCAACAAGAGCGTCAGTACAAGATGGACTTACCGCAATAGCCTGCCACGGATAAGTACGATTAGTAATGGTCTTGAACGGAGTATGAGCAGCAGCGGTCGTGAGGAAACTCAAGGTACCATGAGGAGAGCCACTATTAAATATGCCTTTAGGATTAATAACTTCAGATGGAATGAATTCACCATGCAATCGGTCATACGTAGTTTTATACTCCGAGTAGCGAGGTTGCCAACCAATTACGCTATCTGAATCAAGATGCCACTCAATATCGCCCAATTTACCAACAGACGATGTTTGGTGATAATAGGCATTCCGGAATGCGCGCGAGGTAATAGGCTGCATACCTAAGTCCTCTGTCTCCGGATGATAGAAGTCCTCTTTTGTCAACTTACTAACAAACGGGTCACAACCAACAGCAGACCAGCGCAAGTCAGGAGCTACCCAAGATATAACCATAAACACTCCAAAATCGGGAGCATCGAAATTAACATGACCACTAGAAGAATTGTCAATAAATGAGCCTTGTTCACCGAATGCAGCACCATTCGTCAATTTATTATTTTCTGCTTGTACACCGGAAGATGTAGAGATAACAGCTTGGGTATCAAGGTTCGTTGAATAACCTCCACAATATGTACTCATATGGTCATTGTCTTTAACATCAACGCCATAATGGGCACGCATCTGTGCACGGTAAGTCTTAGCTGCACGGCCACTAATCTGTGCCATTTTGTCTAGAGCAAATAGATTACGAACCATGGAAGCAGTGAACAATGTATCACGTTCTGTACCATAATATGCACCCATAACAGTATCTGCGCTACCGTCTAATGTATGCATAAAGTTCTTACTATATTCAGTAGGAGAGGGAAGATTCTCGGAAGTATAAGGAGTACCCCCTTGGAATGTTTTTATAACATTATCTACAGAAGATATGAATAGCGGTGAGGTTTGGAAATTATTTAACAAATCCTTGTTATACTTGGCATAACGGGGAATGAACATCCTAGTATCGTGCGAATCCAAATTAAACTCTAGCTTAGCAGAAGAGCCGGAACCAACATTATGGACATATTGGTCAAGATGATACGCCTTAAGACTGCGCTTCTCGAAGTTATCGTCCAAGAAATGATCTTGATATATCTTCTGATACGCTGACCAGCGAAATAGACTTAAGGTATAACTTTCTAGGTCGTTCTTTTCAGAAGCTTGTAATTTATCGCCACAAACAACAGAACCATAACCTAGCATATCGCACAACCGTACATAGCTATTCAGTCGAAGATAACCGAATTCATCATACCACGGACCGCTAATGGACTGATTCCTCATACCATTATAATATGCGAATGGTTTGAACCATGGCACCTGAAATGAAGAACCGACAGTGGAACCGTTAAGGTCATTTAATCCGGAAGATTCCAAAGTATTATTAAGAGACAATCCACTAATGAATGACTTCCAATAAGTCCATAAATCAGAATATTTGACAAAATAAGAAGCGAAGTACTGCCTCATACCGACAAATGCACGACCTTTGAGCGTCTGCGCTTGTAATTCTGAACGAATATTCAATGACACATGGTCATGTGGGTTAAGGTCCTTTATATACACCGGCAACAATAATCCAGCAGGCTGGGTATACAAGGAATGTTCTGACAAGTCGAACGCGTTTCGAGGCCGTTTGGCACGACCTACACCAAGAGATGGAACTTTTCTTACCATACACCTAAAGTTCTAGTTAAAGTTTTAGTTAAAGTTATAATTGAAGTAAATTATTTATCATTCAGACGCTTAGTCTTTTCGGCATTTAATAAGCTATCATGGACACTAGCAAGGAATCGCCTATAATGCGGTTGTGATTGTTCAAGATAAGATTCTACTACAGACTTATCTAAGTCTTCGCCATTGGGATAGAACCGCGAAACATCCACACCAAGCACAGATTCCATATAATCACCACGAGCTGACCATCTATACTCATCTATAGCATTAGGGCCATCACAGGAGACATTAGGAAGAACATCCGGCAATTCACGCAACAATGAATCATCATAACAGACATTATTATAACGTTCTGCCAACGTATATTGAGAAGCCAACAATGACATATCAACCTTATAATAGAACCAATCCAATACATCGAGGTAATCTGACGGCATACAATGGAAGTGCTTACACCAGCGCTGGCACGCCATAGCAGCTATAATATCTTGGTTATTATCGGTAATACAATTATCCGTATTAAGTACTGATTGATAATGACCTTGCTCTTCATACTTAACGTATTTATTTAAAGACCGATAGAAAGAATATGTTATTATTTCATCTCGTTCTGTAGGCGCAAAGTAGCGCGAATATATTCGTAATTTATCTCTACGAGGTAACGAACCATAGCCTTGACATTTAGGGAAATATCGAGATAATACACTTTGGGATATGCGAACATCAAGTTCGCCCACATATGCTCCGAAGTTATCATACCGCGGTAAACTTTCGATAATAGAACCTCTATCGTAGAATGACCGTACTTTCTCATAATCATACGCGATAGTGCCAAGAGATGGGCGTCGACTTGCCAAGTAGAACGTTCGGGTAAGTTTTGTTCGTAATATCTTTGGCAGACGAGTATTGCCAGTAACATATTTCGATACATATGCAATTGCAGCTTGGGACTCAATCGGTTCGAGCGGACGAGTGGCACTATCGCTGAGCGTCCAACTCTTAGCGACCGCAAGGGGTAATAATCGTGCGACTGTTGAATCATTGGTGAACAATAGGCCGTGGTAATGCGGACGGAATGTGTTAGGTCCATATTCTGCACACACGAAATATCGCAACATGTTGGCTCGCCATCGAGGGAGAGCAGAGATTTCAGATAAGATTTTTTCTTTTTCATTATGATAAGTAATATTATTAGCCAATAATCGGTGAATCTGATAACGTGACATAGATTCTGTAACGCCATATCTTAACCGAAGTGATAATAGACGGTATCGTAATAGCTGACGGACTTCCTTATTATATAATGTAGATAGATTCTTGCGGAGACGCTTTAGGAACAACTGAACATCGCGACAAGAGACCACTCCAAAGTAATTACGCCAATCTCCAATATCTTGTGGACCGGTCACACGGAAATTACGAATATAAGGACGCCAACAATACTCATTATATGACGAATCCAACATTTGGTCCTCGATAATATCGGGGCCAAGCTTCGGAACAGCAGGATAAGACAATGGAGAAGACGAACTATCAACAACAAGACGTCCAGGACACCAGCGTTGATAATAAGTCGACCAACTGTAATAAGGTATGCAATCATTACGATACGTAAGGGTAAGGAAGTATGTGAATCTATGATATTGGGCCTCTGAAGCTACACGTGAGCGAAGCGAAGAAGCACGTGCGTTAAGGCAAGGTGAACAATGCCCACAAGGGTAATAATGCACAACACCATCTTTAACAACACGCGTAGGGTGCTCACAATTTTGGAATACTTCAGGAATAAAGGCCATATTAAGACTTCAGAATGAATTGATTAATATGTTTAGCTTGATTAATTGATACGTGAACGAAGCGAGGATATAATATAACCTGGCCGAAAGAGAATTCAAAGGGGTTAGATGACATATCCTTAAGTTTTTGGAATAATTCAGAAGATGGCAACTTGCACTGAATATCAGCAGCCAAGCCAATAAGATGGTCCGAATTTTTAACACCACCAACCAAGCTATTAAGAGCCGGTGAACGATATGCGCTATTTATCAATATAGGTTGACGAAGATAGCTTCGTATTTTTTCGAGCACAAGAGCCAACTTATACAAATTGACAATAATCTTAGGGTCTGTAGGTACATTACTCAATACACGAGATGATACACACATCTCGGAGAATTTAAAGTGTTCTGTAAGCTGGAAATCTTTCATGACAATATATTTACGATAATATTACAGCGCAAATATATACTTTTTTCAGATAATCGGTAATAAGTTAAGTAGAGAATCATCTATTATTTAACATTCCATAACATTATACTTACAAAAAGTGGTGTCAATTCTGCAATAATTGTCAAGGGAAACAGCACTGAGCACGGGGGGCGTCAGTC